CTGGTCATGATACCCTTGATCGGAGTGAAGTTAAATGGATTGTACATAGTTGGAGTCAACTGTAAAGGTACATATGGAGCGTAGATGTAACCAGCGTCCAATAAAGATTTACCTTTGTGACCAACCAAGATCTTACCCGCAGGGAAGTAAGGATCTCTATACACCTGATATCTACCAGCTAAAGTACCAACTTTCTCAATACCCATGTTGTATTGATCTTGTTCAGCACCTGCGTTAGATACGTGGAAGTACTCTAAATCATCAAATACTGCTGAAACTTCAGAAGAAACAACGATCCAGTTAGCACCACCTCTTAATGTAGTTTTATGGATTTGAGCCGATAATTGGTTGATCTTAGTGATCAATGTTTGGTTCCAATCCTTTTGAGTGTAACCTTGTAAAGTAGCACCGTTAGCACCACCGTACTTCCACTCATTGTAATCCCACTTAAGGTTCCAAGCCGCACCTTTTCTTAAGTCTCTTAAGATCTCTCTATCAACCTCAGCCGCGATTTGCTCAGATAACAATGCAGTTAACTCAGCTTCAGCGTCGATGTTGTGGAAAGCAGAAACGTCTTGAGCCAATTCAGGAGACCAGCTAGCTCTTAATTTTCTTTCAGTAACAGAAACAGTAACTGACTCTAATTCGAAAGAAACTTCACCAATTGCATCTTCGAATTCCAAAGATGAATATTGTCTGTAAGAGATTGCGAAATCACCAAGAGCAGTACCGTTACCACCGTCAGCAAAACCTGAACCAGGAACGTAAGTCTGCATATCAACACTTAAGTAGATAGTACCATCCTTATCAACGATTTGTTGGTAAGAACCTGTTACACCAGCTCCTGTAGAACCGTACTCAACGATACCTTTACCGTATTTCTGTGTTACTACGTTGAAGTTTTTAGCGTCAGTACCTACAGCAACAGATAAAGAAGCTAAGAATTCTTCTGTGTCCATTTCGTTACCGTTAGGACCAACAATTTTAGAAGAACCTGCGTTTGTGAAACCTGTAACTGCGATAACAACAGATGCAACATCAGCAGCTAAAGCCGCAGTTGAAGTAGCAGCCGCACCATTTGTCCAACCTGTTACGAACGCAACAGCGTCTAAAGTTTCTGTAGAGTAATCACCTTTTGAGTAATCAAATAAACCTTGATCAGCTGCGTCGCTATCCTCATAGAATCTATCGTACAAGTTTCTACCACCTTGACCGTAGTTAGCGGTAGCAGGTGCGTTTGCACTTGGAGAACCAAATGGCTCAGAGTGAGCTCCGTTAGTTCTATCTTGGATTTTAGGTACAAAGTAGAACAATTTACCGATAGGTAAGTTCATTGCTTGTACAGATACGATGTCATTCGCTAACAATTTAGAGAAAACTCTTCTAATGATAGGGAAAACAACCGTTTCAAAAGAACCTGATGCATCAGATACAGCAGCTTCGTTAATCAAATATGACGCTTGGTTTTCATACAACTGCGCGATATTATCTTTTTGATGACCTTCAAGTCCTTCTAAGAACCCAAGGTTATCCCATTTGTTGATGGTATCTTCTTTGATAACTCTAAGGTGCTTAAGACCGATGTTACCAACCATACCACTTTCTAATAATGCTCCCATTTTAATTTAGGTATTAATTTTTTTTATTTTATTATTTTAATTTTGACATTAAATCTTTCATTCTCTTGAACTGAGGACTTTCGTAAGCTTTTTGTTCTGAAAGTACTTCTTGAGATGAAGATGTTGTCGGTGCTGAAGTGATTTTCTCAACAACAGACTCCGTAACAGTAGTTTTAGAGTTCAATTCATTTGAAATTGTTTTATATGTACTCTTAGATTCTGTTAAAGATGTAACTGCGTCAAATCTCTTCAAAATATTTAGCTTCTCTTGACGAGATGTAGAGTGTTCAGTGAACAATCTTGTAGCGTAAGCTAGGTTTGCATTGAATACTGCTACTTCGTTAAGTTTATCTTTAAATAACACTAATGCTTTCTTGTATTCTGCATTTTGTTTCTTTAAAGTTTCAACTTCTT